TATAACTCCAGCCCCACCAGTTGTAAGGTTTTTGATTAGGAATTGTGAATCACCATAGGTATCGAGTGACTCCCAGCCCTGATTCTTAAAGTTGTAGACGAGGACTGAATTGTTTCCCTGTGCATCATCCGCCCCGACTTCCGAATCAAGTGCAATAGCTAGGTAGTATCGGTTGTCAAACAGGATACCAACAGCCTCTGCCGCGTAATCTTTATTGATTCGGTCAATGTATGGCTGGATGTTCTTAGAAATAGGCTCATCAGCACCGCGAAGGTTGTAGTCGTTCTGGAACTCAAGCGAATACACCCCGTCATCCGACAGAAACATCATTGTATTCCCCCTCATGACGACAGATTTACGCGCTAGGCATCCAATCTCAGACGTTAGTTCCTTAACCACGGTGTCACCAAGGCTTCCTTGGGTATTTACGATTGAATAGAGGCTGTTTCTGTTTAAGATAATGAGTGCATCGTCGTAAAATCCATGCATCCCAACGACATAGTCAGCCGTGCCGCCACTGATTCGGAATTGGTTCTCGATCTGGTCAAAAGTAGTCGTGTCAAGGATGTCTGATGCTGCAATTTCATCCGTTATCTTGCGACTGGTGTATATCGGGGCACTGAATACGTCAGATTGGTCGTAAAGATACGGAACCCAGATCCTGCGCTGGAAGTGAACACCCCACGGAGCCGCTGGTTGGTGCATGAATCCACCGCCGACACTGAATCTTCCTCCGAATTCAAACACATCACTAGCTGACGAGCTGTAATCTCCCACGGGTGCATACCATTTGATCGTGGTGGTAGTTGCCTCCGTGACTTGGAACTGTTCTCCAACCATGGTTTGGAGGTCTACAGTTTCTGATTGTCGAACTACAATTGAGTCCCCTGCCTGCAATGTGAGGTTGCTAACAACTGTCGCGGTCACCAGTCCGTCAACGATATCCACGTCCTTAGCTTCTATGTTGAACGTCTGCGGTTGAGAGTAAGTCCCGCCGGGTGATAGCGTGAAGCCATCCGAAGCAGTCGCCACATCGATACCAAATTCTTGATCTTGGCTGGTTGTGAAGACGTATGTAAAGGTGTCCTTGCTGACCACTGAGTCTACTGGGAACGTGCCGTTAGCTGGGATTCCTCCCGTTAGTCCGGCGATAGTGACACTAGTCCCAACAAGCAATCCATGCTCGCGCACGGACATCGTCACAGTTGTAGACCCAGTCTGAGATGCAGACGATATAGCCCTCCCGTGTGGGAACCACTCCAGTGCCTGCCTACCATTTCGGAATAGCATCACCTTGTCGAATACCTGAATCATGTCTCCCTCCCCGCTGAGTGTCTCTCCTGACGGGTAGGGGATGTCAGTAACATCAAGTGTCGCTAGGTCGATCTTCTTGGCAACAGTGTCCATCGCCACAATGATGTATTCCTTATTGTTACTGTTCGGGTCGCTAAAAATGCATGACGCTCTCACGTTAGCATTAGCAACATCGTTGATTGGCATCTGGGAAAGAGTGCCGTTTTGATCAATTGCAGACTCAACCCCGGCGACCGTGTATTCTAGAGTGTCTGCATCAACGTATGTCAGCAGGTAACTACCACTGATTTCAGGGTCTAGTCCTGTCACTGTAGCCCAGCCAGAACTCCCGGCCTCTAGTCCATGTCCGGTGATTGTGATGGTAATGGTTCCCGCCGCAGCGGTTACGGCTGAAATAGCCTTGGGGGAGTCGAGCAGGTAAAATGGCAGCGACAAAGGAGTCTGACCAGTAGTAAGACCCGAAGACTTCTCCACAACGCCTTTGCGAGGCTTCCAGTAGCCCTCCATGCGCCCGTTCAGAGACTCCCTTACCTCGCCCTCCTGAAGCTGATTGAGTTGGAGCCTTTGGTTAATAGCGAAGAAGCCACGATCTGTATCGTCACCGATTGTGTCGGATAGTCCTGATCCGAATTGGGACATTACAGGGAGTAAGCCAAGATAGTACCGGAGGTAATCGTGATGCTTGTGATGTTACCACCAAAGCCAAACCCAGCAGGCAACGTAACGCCAGCAAGGGAGGTATTAGGGTTAGCACCACCAACACCAAGAACATTTCCAGTCATGCTCGTAATCACAGCGTCAGCCGCAACAAGCACCCACCGAAAGTTACCAGTAATGGTCTGAGAACCAGTGGCGGTGATCGCACCCATCTGGCCTTGTAGTTGATATGAATCGCCACGC